CCCGAAGAACAAACGGCTATTATATCAGAAGTGATGTTAATATTAGACCCAAGATTTGCGGAGATGAATTCTATTCACGCACAGATAATGTTAAGAATAGATGAATTAGAGGCTAAAATGAATGGTGAGGTTGAAATGGCGAAAGACATTAAAACACTTAAAGCACAAGTAGAGGCATTCTCTAAATTACCTGGTGGTATATCAAAAACAGTAATTGACGAACCAACTAAGAAAAATAGAGAATCGTTGGAGAATAAATTAGAGAGATTTAAAAGAATTACAAAAAAATAAATATTTTTTGACCACAATAAAAATAAAAAATATTTATTAATAAAATAAACTAAAAACTAAAATAAAAAAAAATGGCATTTGTAGATAATACAACATTCACAGGTAGAGACGCAGAAGGATTCTACTCAGCGGCTTTACTATCAGGGCCTTCAAAAGGGTTATTAACTCTTATTCCTAACGTAAAGTCAAAAATTAAATTAGCAGGTTTTGATTTGGGTAACATCCTACAAGACGCTGATTGTAGTTTCTCATCTAGTGGTGAGGGAACATTGGAACAAAAATCTTTTACGGTTTGTCCAATTAAAATTAATCTTGAATATTGCGCAAGAACGTTTGAAACAAACTATTTGTCTCAACAACTTAGAGCAGGGTCAATGAACGGTGAGGTAATGCCTCAATCAATGGAACAATACCTATTGGAACTAACCGCAAGAAAAGTATCTGCTGACTTGGAAACAATCGTATGGCAAGGTAACACAACTGGGGCTACATATCCAATCAACGTATGTGATGGTTTATTGTTTAAATTCTCAGGTGACACAGATGTTGTTAAACCAACAGGTTTCGCATTAACACTAGCAAACATTATCTCAGGTATTACAACTGTATATAACGCAATCCCAACAGTAGTATTTCCAAAAGAAGACCTTAAAATCTTTATGGGTGTTGCGGCTTGTAAATTATATAAACAAGCAGTAGCAGCAGCGTCAGCAGAAGCATATTACGTAGGAGCAAAAACTTTAGATTTCTTAGGAATAGAAATTGTTGAAGCACCAGGGATGCCGGCTAACGTTATCGTAGCAGGGGCACTATCTAATATGTTCCTATTGACTGACTTAGAATCTGATTTTTCAGATGTATTAGTTATCTCAATGATGGGAACATTAGGACAACCAACACTTAGATTAGTAGGTGACTTTAAATTCGGTGTAGATTATTTCTACGGAGACGAAATCGTATATTTCAGACCATAACCGAATAACAAAAAAAGGGGGTAGCAGTAGTTACCCCCATTATTAAAAATAAATCAAAAAATAAATATAATATAAAATGGCTTGTATATCAGAATTATTAACTGGTGGTATATCGTTAGGTTGTGAAAATAATAGCGGGGGTATTAGAAAAATCTATATTACCGACTACGTTAATATTACAGGAACTACACAAGATGCTGATGAAGTTATCACCGCAATTGATTTAGCAGGTGTTACTGTATATTACGACTTTGAATTTAATCGTAATACATCATCATACCAAGAAACATCTACTATCAGTTTAGAGAACGGAACAACTTTTTACACTCAGTTAATTACATTAGTTATCCCTCGTAGAGAATTTGCTAAAAGAAATAAAATTAAACTATTGGCTGCGGGACAAAAAACGTTATCAGTTATTGTTGAAGATTCAAACGGACTATATTGGTATTTTGGTGAAGAACAAGGTTGTATAATGACGGCACTTGATGGTGGTTCGGGTGTAGCAAAAACAGATTTAAATGGTTACACGATAACATTTACTGCGGAAGAACCTGACCAAGCGAAAGAAGTTGATTCAACTATCATCGCAGGATTGTTAGTATAAAGTATTCCCCAACTAGGTTTGGGGGTTTTAGGACCGTTGTAGTGACGGAAGATTACAAAAGCACCTTATCGCTAGGGTGCTTTTTTTTTATATATAAGTCCATATATTTATTAATATGGAAGATATAAATTTAATGTTAGGTGATAATATAGAATCACTAAAAAAACTTAGTAGTAATTCAGTAGATAGTATAGTAACTGACCCTCCTTATGGTTTATCGTTTATGAATAAAAAGTGGGATTATCAAGTTCCATCGGTAGAATTTTGGAAAGAAGTATATAGGGTATTAAAACCTGGTGGTCACATATTAAGTTTCGGTGGGACAAGAACATATCACCGAATGGTAGTTAATATTGAGGATGCGGGATTTGAGATTAGAGACCAAATTCAGTGGATATACGGTAGTGGTTTCCCAAAGTCACACAATATAGGTAAGTCGGTTGATAAGTTATTAGGTAATGAGAGAGAAGTTATTGATAAAGTATTTCCAGATGGTAGTAAGCCAAGAGAAACACAACAATTAAAAATTTATAATGATAATGATAAATATATTGGTGCTCCAAAATATACAAAAGGTAATAGTGACTACGAAGGTTGGGGAACTGCTCTTAAACCCGCAAATGAACCTATTTGTTTAGCAAGAAAACCTTTAAGTGAAAAAACAGTTGCGGAGAATGTAATTAAATATTCAACGGGTGGTATTAATATAGATGGGTGTAGGATTGGATTTAGTGATGATGAAGATAAAAAAAATTTTATAAATGATAGTGATGGTATTAACAGACAAAAAAATAGTAAAGTTAGAGAAACTTATATGAATAATACAAATATTATAGGTAATCACAATATAAATGATAATCGCCAAGATGGTCGTTGGCCTAGTAATATAATTTTTGATGAAGAAGCGGCTAAATTATTAGATGAACAAAGTGGTAATTCATCCCGTTTTTTTTATCAAGCAAAAGTAAGTAAGACAGAACGAAATATAAGTATTAATACTAATAATCACCCCACCGTTAAACCAATTAATCTAATGACTTACTTGTGTAGATTAATTACACCCAAAGGAGGGGTTGTATTAGACCCATTTATGGGTAGTGGTAGTTCGGGTATATCTGCTTGTTTGGAGGGTTTTAAATTTATCGGAATGGAAATAGATGAGGATTATTTTAAAATAGCACAAGCGAGAATAAATAATTTTGAACAATATAGAAAATTATTAAAATAATATGGAAAATAACTATTATATATACTTTCACACTAATCTTAAATGTGACGAAGTATTTTACGTTGGGGTAGGTAAAGATAAGCAAGCGTGGAGTAAGGTTAAGAGAAGTGAGGATTGGAAGAATGTGGTTAATAAATGTGGGTATAAAGTGGAACTTATTCACCAAAATTTATCTGAACAAATAGCGTTTGAACTTGAAAAGTCCTATATTAAAATATTAGGTAGAGAAGATTTAGGTGAAGGTTATTTAGTTAATGATACAGATGGTGGGAAACCTTTAATAAAATCAAAATATTATTTGAGATAATTTAACTTTTGAAAAATATTGATATATTTATTGATATGGAAAAAGAAATTAGATTACGCGAGATTTTAGATGACTATTATTTAGGATTCGGCAAGTATATGAAATCATATATTTATAAAACATACTGTATTTTTACTGATACTATTTATATTAACGAGAGTTTTAATATGGACATCGCAAAGATGGCTAACCTTTATCAATTAAGAAAGGGTTATCACCTAAATAAAGACCTACAAAACGATTATAATAAGTGGGGTAAAGATTATATCCAATTTGAATTATTAGATGTTGTAGAAGACCCCCATAATATTCAAGATAAAGTGGAGTTTTATAAAAAACTTTACAAAGTAAAATAAAAGTTATATTTTTGTTTATAACACCAAAAGCCCCGATGTGATTGCTCCCCACATTCGGGGTTTTACTTTTTATAAATTTAAGTAACATTATAAGTATTTATAAATAAAAAAAATGATTTACCTAAAAAAAGAAGAAAATAATATAGTAGCACTCACACTTTTGGAGAAGTTACCAGTTAGTTTTTCAGGCGTAGCCGAATATTTATTTTGGTTTAAAAACGACCTAACTAATTTAGAATCTACATTTATATTAGACCCACTAGTTAATAGTTGGAGATTTCAAGAATTTAATATTAATATATCCGCATCTACCGTTTTAAATACGGGGTTTTACGTTTATCAAGTGTATGGTCAAACTAGTGGTTCAACAAATACCGATATCACTTTTAGTGGAGCAGCACTAGTTGAAACAGGTAAGGTATATATCAACGGGGATAACCCATCAATCAACAACGTATATAGATAAAAAAATGACAATATTAGATTTTTTCAGAAAACAAACACCAACACCTACACCACCCCCTACTCCAACAGTTGAAAAATTACAAACAACAGTTGTATCAATAAATTTATCCAATAGTGATTTCCCAAGTATAACGGAAGTTAAGAATAAAGATTGGGTAATGTTTGGGACTAATAACAATTATCCTGATACACTTATTGACCTATATAACTCATCATCTATACATCAATCAATAGTTACCCAAAAATCAAAAATGATTGCTGGTGGGGGATATACTCTTGATGAAACGAGATTAAGTTTTGAACAAAAAGTTGAGGTTGAGAAGATGTTAAGATTTTTTAGTGATGGTAAAGATATCCAAAATTTTATTGATTTAATAAGTGGAGATTGGGAACTATTTGGGGCTTGTAGTATAGAAGTTATTTGGAGTAAAGATTTTAGTAGGGTAGTTAAGGTTAATAGAGTTAATCCTCGTTATATCAGAAGTGGTAAATTTGTGGATGGTAAAGTAGAAGAATATTATTTTTCCGATAATTGGACTAATACTAGGACTAACCCACCTGTTAGAATACCCGCATTCAGTATCAGTAATAAAACTGATTATACCCAAATGATGTATTTCAAAAAATACAATCCATCTCAGGAGTATTACGGAACTCCGGGTTATATATCATCTACTAATTGGATTTTAGCGGATAGTCAGATTGGGGTATATCATAACAATAATATATCAAATGGATTCGCACCTGGTGTCTCTATTAATTTTATGAAAAAACCAGCATCAAATGAAGAAAAAGACATTATTGTTGGTGAATTAAAGCGTCAATATCAAGGAGCACGTAACGCAGGTAAGCCGTTAGTGTTTTTTAGTGACGGGCCTGATAACAGAACTATTATTGAACAGATTGGGGCTAGTGATTTAGATAAACAATTTACGGTAATACACGAGCAAATAGTAACTCAAATTTGTTCAGGTCACAGGGTAACATCAACTGAGTTATTTGGTATAGCGGTTGCGGGTAGATTGGGAAATGCGGATATAACCTCAGCGTATAATATATTTGAAAAAACAGTAATTAATCCCGAACGACAAACTATCCAACGAATTATTAATGATATATTTTTATTAAACGCTTTACCTGTGGATTTTAAATTAATACCTTTAAATATATTAGTATAAATACATTTCTATTTTTAATTAAAGCCCCATCCTATAAAGGTGGGGTTTTTTGTTTTAAATATAATCCAACGATTAGGTATTTAATAAAAAATAAACTAATGTCTAAATTATCAATTCGTCACATCGCTCAGATTATTCGTAGAAAAATGATTACGAAGGTTAAGCCGTCTGCTAAATTGTATAATAGACAACAAATAAAACAAAATAAAAATGATTAATACATTTTTCACAAGTCAAGCGTGGTTAAACGACTACCTACCAATCACTAAAAACGTATCGTATAGTGATATTGTCCCCCACTTACAAACAAGTCACCAGATTAACTTAAATGAGTTTTTAGGGACTAATTTCTTTAACTATTTAATTGATGCTTATTCAGCACAAACATTAAATGCTAACGAAATTATATTAGTAGAGGATTTTATTAAACCATACGTAGCGTGGGTAACTTTATATTATATGACACCGTTCCTAACATTTCAAATGTTTAATAAGGGTGTTATCCAATTAACATCTGAGAATAGTCAGCCTGTTGATTTGGATATTATAAAATATCTAACTAAGAACTCCTTAGACCGTTCTCAGTGGTTTTCAGAACGTCTGGTGAATTATCTTTGTGACAACAAGAGTTTGTTCCCACAATATACTAATAACAACGATGATGACATCCTACCATTTAATGGGGGAACTACCTACGAAGCAGATTTATATTTAGGTTTTGGTGGGTCTTGTAGTAATAGAAGAATATTTGGTTAATAAAAATATATAGGTGTATGAAATACTTAATACAATTTTGGGGCTTAATTGTAGTAATCTTAACACCTATTCAGGAAGTGTTATTTGTTACGATGTTTTTAATATTATTGGATACGATAATAGGACTTTACGCATCATATAAAAATAATATAACGATTACTAGTAGAAAGTTGGGTAACACAATATCCAAATTTTTATTATATAATTTAGCAATAATATCGGGTTACCTTATTCAACAATACGTTATTGGTAGTGATGTAATCCCCATCGTTAAAATTATAGCAGGGGTAATAACATTTACAGAATTTTTATCAATATTGGAGAATATTCAAAAGGTAACTGAATTAAAAATAGTAAAAACAATAACAGGTATATTAAAACGTAAATCAAAAGAGAACGATATGTTATAAATTAATATATATATATAAAATACAAATGAATATAAAATACGCATTACTTACGGCTTTTATTTTAATGATACTAGTATCGTTTATACCCCACTATAATTATCAACCGAGACCTTACGTAACTAAGAGTGGTGATTTTAGTATCCAACCTATATTAGATAACGAGGAACTAGATAAAGAATATCAATTTATTCAAGAGTTTAAAGTTACCTATAAGGATTCTACTTATTGTAGTGATAGTAGTAAATTGACTTTTATTACTCAGGTTGATTCATTCTCCACCTACAATATTCGTAATAAAATAAATTGTCAGATAATAGCCTATTTTAGATTAACCCCATATCAAATTAAAGTTATATCTAAATACCCAACCTATTATCTTAAAATAGAGAATAGGGTCACCGATAATGTATATAAATACAAAATGGATGACCCTAACTACTTTACTAAATTATTTAAAGATTAAACCCTACGTCTTACGAAATTCTTACTAGTATATAAAGAAGTGGGTAGTATATAACACTCCTTTAATATAGTTGGAGAATCTTTAATAAATGAAGTGGTGGGACAATTAATTTTAATAACCTCTAAATCATCAAAATCAATATCATTCAAAACAATATATTGATAAACATCATCTTTGAAGTAAAATAAATAACAGGCTTTATATCCTAAAAACCTTTCATCGTTATTTACCAATTCTAACATTCGGTCACACTTACCCTTTTCAAGTAACATTTCACCCTTATATTTATCATCAAACCATTCACTATTAAAGAATCTATTTTTTAATTCAATAATAGCCCTACCCTCGTGATAAACACAATCAAAAGATTCAAACTCAGTTGAGAACTCAATAACTTTATCTTTAAAAATACGATTAACTATTGTATCAGCCTCAATAGTTTTAAACTTTTCACGATTATCGTGATATTCCTTAGATTTATACATAATTTTCTATTTACAAATAAATATATAGAAAATTAGCAAAAGCCATTTTTTTCATTGACTTTACGAACTATTTATTAATATGACAAAAAGTATAATAGACAACTATTTTTCACAACGATATAAATTCTTAAAATCGGTGGTGGTAAATGTTAATAGAAGTAAAAGTATATCCGAAGATTTATATAGTGATTTAGTAAATGAACTATATATTTTTATTATCAATAATATTAATAAGATTGAACCCATAATAGATAAGTCCGGTGATAAAGGATTGGAGGGGTTTTGTGTAATGTGGTTAAAGAATCAGAGTTATTGGGTATCTGACTTTAAAAAATTAAATGAGATACACAAACAATTCAAAATAGAATATATACCCGAATATGATAAAAGGATTATTGAGGATGAATATTTTTTATCAGAAGAACAAAAGGACTTAATTAGGTTTTTCTCCGATGATAGGGTGGATACATTAATAAAGATTAAAAAAATAGTAGATGGGTTGGAACAATACGAAAAAAACCTATTTGAATTATATTTTACCCAACAACTAACGATGGCACAAATATCACAAATGGTGGGTATATCCAAAGGTAGTGTGTTTAATTTATTACACGAGATGTATAAAAAAATAAAAAACAAACTATAATGAACGATTTATATAATATTGAGATTTTGGAGGGATTATCAAAAATAGAAGATAGTTCAATTGACTGTATTATAACATCACCCCCTTATAATAAATTTGGGTTAAATAAATTCAAACACAGAAAAATTGATTACGATATATATTCTGATGATATACCAGAAGAAGAATATCAAATTAACCAAATAAAGGTATTAGATGAATTTTTTAGAGTTATAAAACCAAATGGGTCTATATTTTATAATCACAAAAATAGGAGGGTAAATAAAACAGAATATAGCCCACTAGAATGGATTCTTAAATCAAAGTTAAATTTATATCAAACTATAATTTGGAATCGTAATCAATCCCCTTCAATAGGTAATACTTTTTTACTACCAACTTACGAATTAATTTTTTGGATGACTAAAACAAATAAAACACCTAAAATATATCGTAATAGGTTAGATAGTATAAAAGATATTTGGAACATATCCCCAAGTAGAAGTAAAACTCATCCGGCAACCTTTCCTGAAAAATTAGTTGAGAATTGTATTTTATTAACCACTAATGAGGGTGATATTATTTTAGATGGATACGCTGGCGTTGGGACAACTTTAAATGTATCCAAAAGATTAAATAGAAATTATATTGGATTTGAAATATCTCAAAATTATATAAACGAATATAAAAACAATTTATAATGTTAGAACTAATCATATTATAGGTATCAATGAGTTTCTTATTTATTCACGCAGAACCCCTTATTTTATTAAAACGAGTGTTAGGCTTTAAAGAGGAACAATACGATAACTACGGGGTTAATAGGAGGTTTATTTACCGATTACTAACTTGCGTAATGTGTGTTAGTTTTTGGATTGGGGTAATATTATCATTAATATTTAATTTATCCTTTTTTGATTTATTACTAACATCAAGTGTCTCATCTGTATTGGGTGCATATATTGAAAAAAAGTTAAATGATTAATAGATATTTATATATATGGAATACGACGATAATTTAAAACTATTAGGGGACTTATTAATTGAGTTGGAGGGTAAATCAAAGATATTAGATGCTCAAACCAATTTAATGTTTAAACTTAACAACTATTTCTTTCCTAAGAACTTAGAGTATGGTAAGTCCTGTGGAGGTTGTCGTAGTAGGGTGTATAAGCGTTTAAATAATTTCTATAATGACATCAAAAATAATTCAGCAAATTGAGGATTTGGATAACGTATCTTATAATCTATTACAATATATTAGGGGTATTTTTATAGATGAATATTTAGACACTAGACAAGATATTGATTATAAATTTAAAAAGCAAATAATTGATTTATTGGATGATTCTTATGTTCATATCTACGCAATATTAATAAATAAGTTTTTAGATAATGATAAACTAAAATCACTAGCAAAGAATTTGACTAGGGACTTATTATTTTTAGATAAATTATTGGAGGAGTATATTGAGATAGTTTCAATTTTACCAACCCACCACTTAATGTGCTTACAGTTCATAAAAAACAATTTATTGGAAACTGAAAAATACGAAGTGTTATCTAATATCAATAAATTTTTTGATTTTTTATTACAAGAATTTGAAATAAACGGATTATTAACAGAATAAACTTAGTAACAAATATTACAATAAATGGGAAAAATGGAAAAACACAAGGAATTACTAATTAAATCACTAGAAAAAAACTTAGGATTAGTAACCCAATCCTGTAAAGAAGTCAGAGTTGATAGACAAACTCATTATAGGTATATGAGGGAAGACCCCGAATATAAAAGACGAGTAGATGAAATAAACGAAATCACAATTGACTTCGTAGAGCGTAAGTTATTTGAAAAAATTGAAGAGGGTGAGGAGAAGTGTATCTTATTTTTTATGAAGTATAAAGGTAAAGATAGGGGATATACTGACAGACAAGAGATTGATATTACCACTAATGGTAAGATTAAGATTCAATTTGGTAACGACGAGGACGAGGATGAAGATAATATTTTATTAAATGAATGATGAAGTAATAATAGAGTTATATACCCCCTACAAAAAACAGAGGGAAATACACTACGCCTTAAATGATAAGAATATATTTGGGGTAACAGTAGTGTGTGGGAGACAGGTGGGTAAAACACTATTAGGTATTAATCAGGCTTTAATGTGGGGATTAACCCAAAAGAATCAAACTATAATGTTTGTATTACCCGCTGACTCACAAGCATCCAAAGTATATAAACAAACGATAGAAGCAGTAATCAATACTAAACTGATTAAGTCACATAAGGGTCAATCGGGGAGTTCTGAGATAGTATTTAATAATGGGTCTAAGATATTATTCAGAAGTGCTTTACAAGAGGATACGCTAAGGGGTTACTCCATTAATTATCTTATTATTGATGAAGCAGCATTTATAATAGAAACAACAGTAAAGTCAATCTTATTACCCACATTATCGGTTAAGGGTAAGAAGGTATTAATATTATCAACACCCAAAGGTAAGAATTGGTTATATCATTACTTTAATAAACCGTTGGATGATAATAAGTGGGTATCATTTAAATTTACATCTTTTGATTCACCCTACATTAATAATGAATTTTTAATATCCCAACGACAATCACTACCCGATGAAATATTTAATCAGGAGTATATGGGGGAGTTCGTTGATAAAGCCGGTATATTCAAAAACTTGGATGATATACTAATATTAAACAATCAAAAACCAAATGGTAAGGTATATTGTGGTGTGGATTTGGGGATGATAAACGATTATACGGTTGCTACGATAATAGATGATGATTATAATGTTATTGATATATTAAGATTCACACAAGTAACCTCAACCCAACTTAAAGAACGTCTATTAAACTTTTTTGATAGGTGGCAACCAAGAAATATAGTAGTAGAACAAAATGGATTAGGGATACCTATTGTATCTGATTTATTGGAATCTAGTTGGTCAGAATATATTACACCATTTGTAACTACCCCCAAGTCAAAAGCAGATATTATAACTAATATGGTGGGGTTATTTAATAATAAGAAGATAAAACTACCCAACGATAATAATCTAAGATTAGAGTTAGAGAACTTTATCTTTATCAACACCCCAAGTGGAGGTATTAAATATCAGGGTGCTAGTGGTATTAGTGATGATATGGTGATGTCACTAGCGTTCTCTATTGAGAGTATGAATCGGGGTAACAAAAAGGTGTTTGATTATTCATTTACGATGTTATAATCCTAATAGAAATCCGTTAGCACAACCGTTCCCACCAATTTGTTAGCAAACGCACAGAAATTCGCGAGCACAATCATCGCAACGAATTGTAAAATATTTGTTAGCGAACGCACAGAAATTTGTAACCATAACCGTCCCCACGAATTTGTTATATTTCACACACAAATCTGCGAGCACAACCGTTGAGATGAATTTGTTATATTTTGGGCACAAATCCGTTAGTATAACCGTTAGCACGAATTTGTTATAAATCACACACAAATCGGTGGGTATAACCGTTGTTACGAATTTTTAAAAAAACTATTAAGTTATATAAGTATTTATAATAAAAAAACGGATGAATACAGAATTAATAGTTTTTAAATACGACACCGACGCATCTTTTGAATTTCAAGATACTTATTTAGCGGCATCAGCATACGGAAGTAAATTGGGTTTAGAATTTAGTGGTGATATTACTAATACACTATACGTTGGTCAAACAATAACAATAGATAAAACAAATAAAACTATTAACCCTTGGATTGATGGGGTAACTACTATTATTGCTATTGAGGCTAGTTCAATATATCCCCCTCCCGGTAATTTAGTTTTTACAAACACTAATCTTGTTTCACCAACATTTACTGCAAATGAGAATGGTATTATAAAGTTTAGTGGAGATAATTTAGCCTACGAATTTTACGAATCATTAGACCTAAAAAATGATGGAGCATTTCCCCTAACTTTTTCAATCGCGGATATTCGTAATCCCGATAAACGTAATTCATCTTTTTCAAAAACTATTACATTACCCGGAACTAAAAAGAATAATATATTTTTCGGAAGTATATTTGAAGTGGGTATTGACGATACCTTTGATGTAACGAAGAAAGTTCAAGCGGTTGTATATCAACAAGGGTTAGAACAATTAAATGGTGTATTACAACTTAAAAAGATAACCAGAGACGATTTTAATAATATAAGTTACGAGATAGTATTATTTGGACAACTAGCAAATATATTTTATAATCTTGGGGACTTAAAATTGTGTGATTTAAATTTTGATGAATACGACCATACATATAGTTATCTATTTATTAGAGATAGTTGGAACTCAGCAATAATAAAAAATGGTAATGAATACGTTAATTTTACTACTGGTTATACCACCACCTTTACTGATACCGAATTTTTAGAAGGTAAAGTAGTATTGATTACTGATGGAGCACATTCATTCAATATCGGTGATACTGTTTGGGTTGAAAAAGATGATGATAGTATTAATCCAACATATAATGGAATGAGCACTATTATCCAAATACCCGCCTCGGATAAAATAATGATTAATAAATTGTGGGGTTCAAGTTCGGTATTGGAGAGTGGGACTGTGTATGTTAAAAATACAACAGGTGAAGGTTACGTATATCCATTTATAGAATATGGTAATAATTCATTAGCGGGTAACACAATTAATAGAGCGAATCCTTTATTAAATTTGGCAATATATACTAAAACAGTAGTTGATAAAATATTTCAAGCGGCTAACTTTACTTATAATAGTGAATTTTTTGAATCCCCCTATTTTAAAAGATTAATTTTACCTTATGTTGGTGAGTATTACCCAAAGACAACATTAGCAATTCAAACACAAGAATTTAGAGCGGGTATTACGGGTGGGACTTACGTTTATAGTAAAGCAGTTCAAAATGCTCCATTAAATAATATACTTAATGTTTATCTTGGGGATACGTCAGGTTCAACTTTTCCTGACTTATACGACAATAATAATAATTATAATGCGAATTATTTTGCGGGAGCATTACCATCACCCCGTTTTATATCTTTATATAATACCGAACAAAAATTTATAGTTGATTTTAATTTTAGAATACAATTATTACCCGCCGCTGGTAACCCATCTGTTGGTTATTGGGAGTATGTTAGTAACGATGGATTAAATTGGGGTAATGTTGATGTTACATTAGAACTTATAAGGGCTAACGCAGATGGAGAAACAGTAATTGCTACTAACTTATTAAGTTTTTCAACATTGGGTATCCAAATACCAACCTTTACTAATGACCCACTTGGTTATATTAGTCCTTATCTTTATGGTAATTTAACAAGTTCCCCACTACTTTTATCACCTGGTGATAATGTTTATCCAAGAATTACATTAGATAATACAAGAAATTTATCAGGTTCAAATTTAAGGGAAAATGCTTTTTATAAAAATGGAGCAATTGTTAGAATTTTAGTAGATGAAAATACAAGTAGTGGTTTATCAAGTAGATTTTATAATGTTGTTACATCAAATAAAATATTTTTAGACGACCCTATTAGTTTAAATAAATTATTACCCTGTGATATTAAATGTTCTGACTTTTTAATGGGGTTAGTTAAATTATTTAATTTGTATATTGATGAAGAAAAAGGTATAACAAATAGATTAAGAGTTGAACCGAGAGATGATTATTACGCTGCTGGTGAATTATTAGATTATACTAATAAATTAGATATATCAAAATCAATTGATATTACCCCACTCTCAGAATTAACTAGTAAAGATTTTGAATTTACTTATAAATCGGATAGCGATTATTGGAATCAAAATTATACCGATGCTCTAACACAAGTTTATGGTTATAAAAAAGTAACTACTGATAACGATTTTGTTAAGGGTAGCACTAAAATAGAAACTATATTTTCCCCAAGTCCGCAAGTAGAATATGCGGGAACTGGTTTATCATTAGTTGAAATTAAAAAGGTTACCGAACAAGATGGTGTTCCAGTAGATAACAATACAAAAGCAAATCTTAGGATTTTATATTATGGGGGATTAAAAACTTATAGTGCTTATAATACTCAATTTAACAATATATTTAAATTTAGATACCCAAGTGGTAGCACAATATCAACAAATACTATCCAACGATATTATCCCTACGCTGGTATGGAAGATGATGGGTATGTAAGTTATACATCATTAGGTTACGGATTACCACTCACTAATCAATATTTTAGACCCGTAATGTCAAACGGGACTTTATATAATAGATATTGGGGTAGATATATTTTTGAAATAGCAAATAAGAATTCAAAGTCGGTTAGTTGTAATATATATTTAACCCCCGAAGACATCTTTAAGTTGGATTTTAGAAACACTTTTTATATAAATGGTATATATTATCGTTTAAATAAAATAAGTGATTATAACCCCTTAAATAACAATACAACTAAATGTGAATTTATTAAGGTTGAGGATACTATATCTTTTATTACAGAAGTTAAAAACCTAACTAATGGTAATGATGGTGGGTTTGAAGATAGTGATGATGATTTACCCAAAAATAATTTAATGCCCCTAAGAAATACTCAGGGTAGAAATATAGGTTCAAATAATACAATATCAAACGAAACTTATACTGTATTAGTAAATGGTAATGATAACAACATTTTCCAAAATTCAAATAATATATCAATACTTGGTGGAAATAACAATATTATTTTTGGTGGATTAGATAATGTTACAATAATTGGAACTAATAATATTACGGTTAGGGACTCAAACACTACGGTAATAAATGGTAATGTAACAAAAGATGGTATTATACTACCGTCAATGAATGTAAATGAAGGTGGATTAGATATAGTATATAGTTTAAGTTCATCACTTACAACTAATATTTGGGATGCTGGTGAAGATGTGGTAATTAATATTGGGTCTAATGAAGTAAATAATTCTATTGACGGTTCGTTGGATATTGTTTATGAAGCATAAAAACTATTATCACTAATAAATATTTATAATAAAAAGATAAAATGAGTATATTATCGTATAACCAAATTAACGAATTATTTAACCAAGTAGCAATTGCGCATTATCAGATAAAGCGTTTTGGTAGTGGGGAATTATCCGAAGCAGATATCAATAAATTTATATCAGATAATCAGGAATATCCCGTATTGTGGATGACCCCCGTTTCAGTAACAACTAATTCCAACGTATTACTATATAGTTTAAACTTATTGGTTTTTGACTTAGTAAATAAAGATAAAGATAATGAACAAGAGGTATTAAGTGATTGCTTACAAATAGCATTAGATGTTGTTCGTATATTAAGATACGGTAACGCAGAGTTTAATATTGTAACAGAACCCAATATTAGTCCATTTGCGGGTAGATATTCTGATTGGGTAGCAGGTTGGTCGTTAGAGATTGAATTAGAGGTTGATATCCAATCTAATAATTGTGATATACCATACGAAGGTTTAGACCTAACCCAAGTATTGCAAAGTTTTGTTGCAGAAAGTGAGCCGGGTTTTCAGTGTATTGATTTAGAGGGGTGTGAATTAATTATTAATTTACAAGATGATGTAGCAACCGCATTAGGTAACGATATAACAGGAGGGACTTATAATAGTGGAACTACTAATTTAACCTTAACTAAATTAGATGGTAGTCAAATAATTATTACGGGTATTACGTCAGGTGGTGGTAGTAATTTTAATTGTGATGAGTTAGCGGATTGTGCGATTATCACAGGATTAACGGGTGATGTCCAAACTATTTTTTCAAGTATAACCGGTACCCCACAACAAATAGCGTATTATAATGTTGATGGTAATTTAACGGGTGATACTAACTTTACAAGATTAGATGAAAGTGGTAATTATCAAACCCAAATAAATACTGTTAATTTTTCAAATGCCGCCGAACATCAAGATACTAAGTTTGATTATAATGTTGTTAGGGATAGAGTATATAATGATGATGTAGCGTTAGTTGCTGAAACTAATCAAACTCCAACGGGTTATTTTAATATCATTAATAATACAACGGGTAATACTTTTTCAGGTTTAGA